AGTGATCATTTCGAGGGTCTTGTCGTCTCGCATCATTTCAATAAAGACACTGACGGCATGCGGTATGTCCTGCATACCATCGAGCCACTTGTAAACCGTCTTTATATTCGAGCCGTAGATACGTGCAAACTCTGTAACGGAGATGTTCGCATCCTCAATAGCTCGCGAAAGTGTTTCGGGGCTTGGTCGGACATAGCCTGAGGATCTGGGCGTTGCTGTCTGACGGCTGTTCAGGACCTCGACCAGCGTTCGAGCAGCCGCCAATTCAGCAGCAAGCTCGTTGCTGAACGTGCGGGGCCTGCCACGCTCATTGACATACGCAGGGACAAGCCCCGGTGCAGAAAATTGCCCCAGGAAACCATCGCCATCCCGAGATGGGATGGCCTTGGCAAAGAATTTCGATGAAGGTTTACGCGCCATTGTCGGTCTCCGGTTTCTCTAGTTTGACGATAATTGTGTTGACGTTTGTACCCACGCTGGCAAAGCTGCCATCAGGCAATTCGTGGCACCATTTATTCTGCCAATTATTGGTACTATGCTTCGCTGCGAACTTTCGGAACGCTGCAGATTTTTTCGTTTCGCGGAACTCGGTTCCAGCTGACATGATTGCAACGAGTATCCCGCCAGGCTTCAGAAATTTCCATGCGTGCATCACATGATCGATATCTCGCTCTCGGTCGAATGGTGGGTTCATGAGTACCCGATCATAGAGACCGGTTTCATCTGGTGACAACTTCAGAAAGTCTCGATGCCAAACGTTATGGTAGATGCCGGCACTCTTCAGCCCGGCGATCAATTCAGGTTGGATTTCGACGACGTCGACGATCGTGCCTTCTGTCTTCGCAGCCAACGATGATATGTTGCCGGAGCCCGCATTGGGCTCCAGTATCTTGACGCCATTGTTGTTTCGGATGAAAGCATAATCATTGATCAGCCGTTGAGCCAAGCTATCGGGGGTAGGGTAGAAGCCAAAGTGTTTGGCCGGCGTGTTCTTGATGTTGTCAAACGGGTCAGCTTCCTTGGTCTGTCCGTCGCCGACCACCTCGCCGTAATATTCACCGAGAACCTTGTTGACCTTCTGCACCAGATCCTTGCGCGTGAACCAGAGATGGGCATTGCCGTTCTTGAATATCCTAATCTTGAAGAATTCACCTTCATGTTCGGACTGAAACAGGCCGCCCCATGGAATTCTGTTTTCCTTCTTATATTGTTCACGTTCATTCCTGACCTGCCGGACTAGGCTCGCATACTTGGCGGTTGGTTTGCGGTTATCAAGCAGGAGGAAGGTGCGTTCGATATCGTAGATCGTAGATTCGTGATCGCGCTGGTGGCTGTAATAGCCGTCATCGTCATAGACACGGTCGATGATGATGCGTGAACCAATCTTGAATCCGTCATGTGAGCGGAACCGACGATCGAGTTTCGAGAACACGTTGGCAATCCCGCGTTGAAAAAGCGTTTCAGACTGGGTCATGAAGCCCTGAATGGTTGCAGCGATGTTTTCCACCGAAACCTCAGGCATCCAGTCGACGTCTTCGTCACGCACAACTTCACCATCCTCTGTCGGTTTGGGTGGCGGTGTCATCAACTGAGTGCGAAGCTCTTCACGGGATTGCTTGTCCATCAGGAGCTCGAGCTCTGTCAGTTCGATAATGTACGACCAAACATTCGTATCAATGATGCGTTTCGCAACCCGAAAGTAGAGTTCTGGGTCCGGCACAGCAACAGTGGCGTTGAAGCGCTTTATCTCTTCACCAATTGAGTGATTGAAAAAGGTCTCGGCAGTTGGCGCTGCTTCTTTCGATGCCTGTTGTGCGGCCTCGATAGCCTTCTGCGCCAGCACGGCCGCCGCATAAGCATCTTTATAGAGGTCAAGTGCAATGTCTCGCTTCTTGACGACTTCGGCGATGGTACGTTGTGGAACAACTTCGGTTTTCATATTCGTTTCCTGTGTGCATGGATGCGGGGGATAGGCTGGGCTCAGGCGGATGCCATAGCTTGCAGCACTCTGATTGCAGATGGCTTGTTGCAGTCAGCAATCTTGCGGAATGCAACCAGCGCTTCAGTAGATCCATCGTCCATCAGGGATGGAGCATCATCATTCAGAGAAGTGCCGGCAAACAACTGGGCAAGTGGTATATCCAGTATGTTGCAGATAGCCACGATCCTGCCGGCGGATACACGGTTGGTTCCCTTCTCATACTTTTGCAACTGTTGAAATCGAATTCCAATCTGTTCTGCAAGCTCGGTTTGGCTCAAGCCCGCCATTTTCCGGGAGACTCGGATGTTCCGTCCGACGATGGCATCTGTGGTAGTTGCGGTACGTGCGTTCATAGTGTTCGACATGTGGTTTCCTTTGTGCATTGTTGCGGGGTAGTTGTCGCAGCGGGAAAAGCTCGAAAGCTGATCACGCAGCTAATTCAAGGGCTGTTCCGAAAGGTGCTTTCGCCGCCAGCCGATCGAATTTGAGGCCGTTGCCATAGACAGCCCATAGGACCGGGCACGATGGCTCGAGACCAAAGTTGCGGACCTCTAGGTCGGTGAAGTAGATCACCGCGGACGCATCGTCTGCGTTCGCAGCAATCCACTCAAATGTGTCGGCGAAGCTTGTGCCACCACCACCGGTGGCCGTGATGGTCAATTCTTCGCCGCTCTCGAATGTCTCAACCGATTGGACACGGGTATCGGCATAAATAACCGTGACCTTGTCCACAGCGCCGTCTTCGAAGGCGGCTCTTATCTCTGCGGCAAATCGGTTGAGAGCATTCAAGTCGATTGAGATCGACGTATCAACGGCGACCACGATATGTGGCACGCCATCGGCGACGGTACCGGGAAGGATAAGCCCGGCATGCAGGTAACGGCGGTTTGGCCGAGACCATGAGTAGTCGCGTGTTGTCGACTCATCGATGAATTCTCTCAAGATCGTGCGCCAGTCGATGACTGGCTTGAGTAGCGCGTCGATCATGCGCTTCATGCTGTTGCTGCTGTCTCCAATCTGATTTTTTGCAGAAAGCATCACGGCTTGTCTGACCTGCATTTTTGCTTTCGATGATGCGGCCTGCAGTTTGGCAAGTTCATGTGGTTCTGCAGCGTCCAGGACGTCGCCGCATTGGCCTGGATCGGATGACCCATTGCCTGGTGATGTGGAACCGTCTTCCTGTCCATCGCCAGCCGATGATTGCCCAGTCGTCTCATTGGCGGGCATGAGCTCATATATTGCTTCCGCTGTCATGCCATCAAACTGTGGATCATGGAGCCCGCCGGCCGGCATGTTCATGCCTTCCGAGATAAGCATGCCGTTGATGGCATAATCACACGCACGCTTCCATCTATCCATGTCTCGACCTGAACGTCTTACATGGTGCTCAAGCGCGACATGCATCACCTCGTGAGCACATGCGAATTCGAGCTCAGATGGCGTCAATTTGTCGATGAAGTCGGGGTTGTAGAAGATGCTTTCGCCATCTGTTGCGAGCGTATCGATGTTCTGGTCGTCAGTTTTCTCAACAAGAGTGAGCTGAACTGCCAGCGACCCAAAGAATGGTCGTGAAAACATCAAACCTGTCCGCGCCTGCAATAGCTTGGTCTGCGTTTGGTCCGTGGTTTGCATTGTAGGTCTCCAAATTCTCATAGGTGAGGGGGCCTGTCCCACGTCGGCGGAACAGGCGTGTTGTTCATTCAACCAAGAACAATATGCTTATGACGCTGGGTCCAATCGATGAAGGTTTGGTTCTCAGTCAAAGCCTCTTCCCGTCGAGTGGCACTCAGGCAATAGAGAATTTCAAACTCAGCCTCGATCCTGCGCATGTAGGTCATGCCGGCATCAAATTCGTTTGCATTCCTGACCCGTCCTGCCAGACCATAAGCAACAGCAAATTTGCCGTCTGACTTTTGAGGCAGGCGTGCTCCTGTCGGATCGCTCAGGATGCTGGCAAGAGGCGGCAAATCCCTAAATGCGCGAATAAAGCCATCGAATTCGGCCGATGCACCTTCTCCGACAAGGCCCTTGACCATGAGAGCACGAATGTCATCCGGATTATCCAGAACCTTGTTGACCTGTGCCCATGCTCTGGGTGTCGGGAACGTGCGGTGGTCGCCACTATCCATGTTGTGCAATTGATTGGGTCTGAAATTCAGGAAGCCAATGACCATGGGGTCAATAGCTTTCTGGCTTGCCCAAGCTGTCCATGCGTCAATGTCTGGTTCAACATCGATGTGTGCGAACCTGTTTGCGAGTGCCGATGGCATCTTCTGAGCAGCTGCCCGGTCCGATTGCCGGTTTCCGGCCGCAACAATCTTCCAGCCGGCAGGCAATTCATAATCACCAACCTTGCGATCCAGAACAAGACCGAAGCACGCCGCCTGCATCATTGGTGGTGCAGCATTGAGCTCGTCGAGAAACAGGATGCCGGTCGGGCCGTCACGCTCGACGTTTGGAAGGTCCGACGGCACCAGCCACCGGGCTTTGTCGCCGTCTATGGATGGAAGGCCGCGCAGATCAACTGGATCACGCAACACGGCGCGGAAGTCGATCAAAGAGCAGTTCAGTTCCTTCGCAGCGTCCCGAACGACGTCGGACTTACCAACACCTGGCGCTCCCCAAAGAAAGGTGGGAACATCGGCTGTGATATAGGATTTGAGAACGGTTGATGCTTGTTTCAGATTCATGATGTAGGTCTCCTGGTTGCGATAATTCGCGGGGTTGTTGCAATCAAGCAGCGGGGTCTTTGAGCATAGAGCGAGCTTCACGGATCAGGGCCATGAATGTCTCATATTCTCCCGTGAGACGTTCATCGCTCAGATCCGCTATGTATTCATCGACCGAGGCATAGTTCGCTTTGTGGCCATTGTCTGGATCGTTGAATTCATCTTCCGGGGTGGTCAAGCTCGCCAGTCTCTTGACAAGATGTACCGCATCCCAAGAAAACGGCTCGGCGGGCCGGCGCATATCAATTTCGATAGGGTCATCGTCGCCGTCGACCGCTTCAATGTGGAAAGTCTCGTCACCCTCGATCGACATATCTTCGGTTTTCATCCAACTGAAGCAGAAATCATCCGGGCTCATGCCCCGTGCGATCTTCTCAGCGGCCTCATCATTGGCTGCCATGATGGTTGTTTGAGCCATCGCTCTCATAGTGACCCATGAGCGAACGTAATATTCGACATCATCCAATACACGCCATTTGTCGAAGTGGCCGCTGTCGATCAAGTGGTTGAGGTGGTTTTGAATGGCCGCATCTTGACCGGTGTCTTGCCACGCTTTCCAACGCGCATGCAGTTCGGCGTCGTGCTCCAGCCTGGAATTGATGAAAGGAGGATGATCAGACAGCTTTGGTCCAGATGGTGGGGCATCCAACGTGCGAATATCAAAATATGACTCGTGGTCGCTATCTTCTGGCGCGCAGACGAAATAGAACATTGACCTTCCCTGATCAACATCGTCATCATCGTATGTGCGGTAAATTGAGACCCCTTTGCGGGACAGAACGAGCTCGGGTTTCACCTTCCGAGTTGTTGTTATATAGGGCATTTAAATTTCCTTTTTGCATGGTTGCGGGGGGGGGCTTTGCCTATCTGTGATTGGCAGACATGGATCAGCTATAACTGTCGACGGGTGCGTTATTCAGAGTGGCGCTGAGAGCATCAGCATAAGCCATCGCCACGTCTTCATCGTCAAAGTTACGTTCATGTTCATCAAGAGTTGTGAAAGGTTGCTGCGGATCATCCGGTGTTTCTTTGCGGACATACACACACCATCCATCGACAGATCCATCACATTTGTCATAATGCTGCAGGTTCTCTCCGTCAGGGTCCCTGATGTGCTGGTCGTTTAGACGAATGAACGCATAAACGCAGATTGTAGTTTCGTCTTCGATCACTGGCATGGCGCTGCCTTTTGCGCTCTTGCAGCTTCGATCACTGCCAGAGCCGTTTCATTGACATCGGGGAAATTCGACGGCTTGATGGTCGGGAAGCCACCGTATTGGAGGTGTGAGAAAATCAGCGGAATAACCTCCCAGTCGTAGGACATGGAATCGAAGATTGTACGGTCCGCATCAACGCACAGGTCATAAATTTGCAAGCACCACTTGCCGATCTCAACTGACGCGTGACGCATTTCGACTGAGCCAACATCTTGCCGCAGTTTAGTCCATTTGCAGTCGACGTCTTTGCAATCCTCCAATGTGGTCTCGTTGATGTGCTCCCAAACACATAGCGCAGCTTCCATTTCCAGATGGGAATAGAGCTTGTCATCTGGTAATTTGGATGGGTTATGGTTGGGCAGCGACGTAAACCGGCTGGATATTTCTGGTGGTGTTGTCTGGGCTGGTTGCGATTTTGTTTTGACTGATGTTGCTCTGTCTGCAGCTGCTCGAACTTCCAGGTCGATCACGATATCCATCAAGGCGTTCACATCATCCCCGACTGTAAGATACCCATTGTCATCACCGTTCGGGTCCCAGATGATCCAATCCCCATAATAGTTTTCGATGCGTTTGGTCATGGCGACAAAACTGATGCTGGGATGGGCGCAATCGGCAAAGTCTTCTGGGAATTCTTGCCTACGCACAACACTGAAACCGTGGTGTTCGATAAGGCTTTTCTTGGTTTCGTCTGGCTGAATGTTTTTTGGATCAAACATATCAATCGGCCCCAAGATTTCAGCCAATCTTTCATCCCTGCATACAGCCTCGCTGGTGCTTGGCGGGAATGCAGAACGAAATGACCCAAAGGCGCTACTTCGTGATTGAAAAGGACCAGCAAAGTGCTTTTGCGCCATTTCATCGGGGCCATGGGTATAAATCACGACGAATTTGCCAGCGTTTTCACGATCAATCATAGCCCGATTGAAAGGTTCCATAGGTGAGGCATACTCGTTGATAATTTCCGAATACTCGATTGAAGTGTTGCAGCTTGGGCAACGGTCATCACAAAGACAATTCCATTCGTGGGTCCATGTGACATCGCAGCTTTCGCAATGGTGCTGCTTGAGAAACCAAGTCATTGTGTTCATCTCCTGTTTGCCATAGTCGGCAGGGACGCGGCGACCTTTCGGCCGCCGCGGTTGTGCATCAGGCCAAATAGTCTTTGACGCTGTCCAGAACAGCCTGCGCGGCCTGTGCCGTCTCGGTTCTGGCTTGGGTGTTTTGGCGCAGCGTGGACGGCTCATAGCTTGTCAACGGGCGCAACTGATTGGCCATGGCGGCGAGCTTTTCATCACCGGTGATGTTGAGGGAAGGCAGGATATTGATCAGATCCTTGACGTTCTCAACCAACGAGTCACGGAACACACCCTCGGGCCGCTCACCTTTCCTCGTTGCTGGCTTGTAGGCATTGAGACGTTCAACCATCCGTTCGACAACATCGGAGACGCGACGATAGACATCCCTCACTGCGTTGTCAGTAGCAGACTTCACGCTGGCCTCAATCTCTTGGCGGATTTGATCCGCTTGGGTGTCAGAGATGTTCACACGGAAGTCATCGGATGATGGCACCGGCCAATTTGTCATGGTCATGCAGAACCGTCGCTTGATTTCGGCCTGTGTCGGGTAGTCATGCGGATTGAACAGGGCGCCCAATGCCTTTTCGCGCGCCGCGACATGCCGTTCATAATTCTGGACAAACTCATTCACGGCCTTGTCGAATGCCGTTTGCTGCTTTCGGAACCATTCGACGTGCGCCAAATATCCGGTGGCGGACATAATCCGCATTCCATCGTTTGCCCATGGCAGGGTGCGCTCGATGAAGTCGGTGCGTGTTGCGTTCACAATCGACTGGATGTCTTTCAGCGCGTCTTTCGGCAACAACAATTTGTTGTAGCGGCCGGCATCGCTATCCGCCTGGTTCGCCTGATGGATTTGATCTGTTGCGGACCGGTCATGTTTCCGGGCGGACCAGCTGCTGATTGACAAGCTGACCAACAGGGCGCGGGTAGCAAGCAGGTTTGATGCAGACAGATTCGGGGTATGAGTATTCATCGTTTTTCGTCTCCAAATTCGCATAATTGCGGGTTGTGGCGGTAAAGCCGTGCAGAAGATTTTAGTATGAGGGTTGAGGGGAAGGCAAGAGTCAGAGGCTTGTAATCAAGCAGCCGATCGGATCTGGTCGGCTCTCGCAGCTCTCTGGTGCGCTACGCTCGAGGGCGTTTGCATGGATGTCGCGTTCCGCTGTGGCATATCCCCAGGCGAAGAAAATCACGGCGACAATTGCGGACAGAAGAGCGGCTTTGATATAGGTCATAATCGTTTCCTTAGGTGCATGATTGCGGGGTTTGCTGCAAGACAGGCGTGCCTGTCCGGCGTTGTCATTGCGCAGTCAGCGCAACCGATGGCGGCCTATCGACGGTGCCTTTCAGGCACAGTGAGCGTGACCACGGCAAGAAATTTGGTGTCGTCAATCACGACGTTGTCAGGCAAAGAGGCGTCGATATTTACAACTCCAGTCAACCCGGATCGGGCCTGCAGTTGTTTCAAGGCGCCTGGAAAAAGGGTGCTGTTTGCAATGCCGCCATAATCGCGGCTCGTGCGAAAGCTGTGCATGTCACAGTGCTTGCGAGTGAAAGCGGGCGGCTCGATATATCGATACAATTTTTCTCCCTCTGGTGAATACATTTGTTTGATTTTCGTCTTGAATGTCAGGGTCGGGCGCATTGTCTGTCCTGCAAAAGGGTTGGTAGGTTCAGGCGGGATTGTCCCGCCTGAATAGGCATCACAAGCTGATCCTAAAGACGCATCGGCATCAAAACGGAAGTGTAAGACGGCAATTCGGGCGAGCGGATTAGGACCGGGCAAAGCGGCGCATTTTCTTCTGTCCCATAGTGAAAAGTAACGCTGTCGCATGTGAAGCATGACAGGGCGTCAATCAGATACTGAAGGTTATATCCAACGGCGAAATCAAACCCGCCATTCCACTGGCAACCAATGGAAATTTCCGCGCCTCGGTAGCTGAAGGTGGTACGGTCGGCGGTGATTTCCATTGTCACCTTTCCATCACGCTCGACCTGAAACTGATTGAGGTGTTTGGCGAGGTTCAAAATCTCTTGCCTGTTGAATATGACAGCTTGCCCGGTTTCGGACGGAATGACGCGCTGATAGTCAGGGTAAGACCCGTCAACAACATATGCGGACAGCACAAATTCATCATCCAATTCGATATGCATGCGATGGCGCATCTGCAGGAAACGCACCGTGCCGTTGCAATTCTTTTTGTTGATCAGTTTCAGCAATGTCTTGATGGAATGCGCATTAAGAATCGCGTTGTTTTCAATAAGCGAGCCTTCCAAATCAGTCGGCATCGTATCGCGGCAAAGCCGGTGCCCGTCGGTTGAAACCAGAGACAGGCGGGACGGCTGGCTTTCCGACGATTCATTTGCGAAACAAACGCCGCGCAGATAGTAACGAGATTCGTCATCCGACATGGACACTGCAACGCGATCAAGCGCCGTTTTCAAGTCATATGCAGGAATTTCAAATCTGGTGAATTCATGGTTTTTGAGGGCGAAATGATGCAAATCGTCCGCGTATTCGGTGCGATCCGGACCTTTCACCAGCTGCACCTTCATTGCGTCAAGCTGCATTGTGATATCCGGGCCGGTGTCGGTGAATGTTACCGATGGGCATTTTGCGGCCTTGATCAGTTTCAACAGGCTTTTGCAGTGCAGGCTGAAAGAAACCGGTGCATCAATTCGGCATTCCACAAAGCACTTGATCGCGTTATCGGGTGACGTGGCCATGAGCTCGAGCCCAAAAGGGCGCGAACGGATAAACGCATGGTGGTAAATCGGGTGATCTTTGCGGTTGGCGCGCGGGATCACCAGCGCAAGCTTTTTGAGGGCGTCAAGCAGATCGATGCGGGGCAACGTGACAGTTGGGGCAACAACGGCGGATTCGGTTTCAATTGGGGAAAGTGCATTCATTTTTCGGTATCCTGTGTTTGCATAAATGCGGGTTTTGGGGATGGTGTTTCCGGGCCGGTCAATCGCCGAATTCGGCAAAAGATGGGTCAGCGCGCGGCATTTCGGCACGTTCAACGGAATGGTGCATGCATGCGGATTGCCAGATTTTGTCAATATCCCACCCTTGCGCATCGGCCAGGTGGCGGAAATTTGCAAACAGGTCAATCAGCGCGGTTTCATCGCAGTTGGTTTCTTGGCCGCCGGTCAAAATGAAGGCTGACAAGGCCGTGTTTGCGTCTCGAGCGCGCCCGTTATTGTCGCGCACATTGCTTGAATTTGTCATGCAGTTGTATCCTATGGTGCATGGTTGCGGGATTGCGACGGCACGCGGATTCGCGCACCGTCACGGAAAAATCGCGGTTGAATTGAGCCGGATTTAGGCCTTAGGCGGCCTGGTGCTGCATGTTGGCTGGCAACACTCTGATAGTGGCCAGCGCTTTCCTTGCATCATCCGCTGCGCGAATATATTCGGCGATATCATCGCGGAATTCTGCGCGTTGTTTTTGGGCGAAAGTCTCAAAATATGGATGTTTCATGAGGGTTTCCTATGGTGCATAAATGCGGGTTTCGGCCTGCCATGGCCATCATCAGTGCATCGGCAATCAGATGCAGACCCGCGCCGGATAAATCCGGCGCATTGGTGCTATTCGGAATCGGTGTTTTCGGTTTCAGCCGGTACCAGAGCTTTCAACGCTTGGACCAATTCGGCGTTTGCCTCTTTTTTGGTGGCACGTTCCGCAAGCTTCACAATTTCCGCCACCAGATCAAAAGCCTTTTCCGTGCCGTCATCTGATTTCTGGAAGTCAAAAGGATGCACGGCGCAGGCGTCATCAATTTTCGTGCTGGAATTTTTCCGGAATTTGTAAGCCTTTGTTTCATCATCGAAAACAACTTTGCCATGAGCTTCTGCCCATGCACGCATACGCTTGACGTTTGCGCCTTGTGGCAATGCCGCATCGAGTTTTGACAAAACGGTAACATCGCCATGAGCCTCAATGTGCGCAAGGCAAGACACTGCAGCTTTGTGAATGTCAGCGCGCAGTTTTTTGCCACGATTTGCAATTGAGTTGATTGCAGCGTTGATAGCTTCCGAACCGGTCAAAAGTTTAAAAGTCATTGTCTGTATCCTTTGTTTGCATGATTGCGGGTTTTTCAGTCTTAACAACTGAACGAGATGCACGGCACCAGATTGCGCCGTGCAGCCTTTTCAATTGTTATGTGTTTACTTTATCGTTGCTTTGTTTCAGCCACTGTCATGTTCCCACCTATCGGCTTTAGCATGCCACCTTGCGGCTTTATGCTGACTGACTGATTTTTGTTAACGCTTGGGTTTTTGGCCAGTTTGCAAGCATTCTAAAACCCGCTTTGACCGCCCGAAATCAGACACCGAAACCGCATATAGCGACACCGGCACCGGCTGGAATTCCACCAACGCACCCGCGGAATTTACCGTTCCGCTTCGTTTCCGCATTCCGCCTTGCTTTCGGCCTGCTAGACTTAACAGTTTGTTAAATCCGTTTGGTATTCCCGTCTAATAGACTGCAATACTCACAAGACAGCGCTTGAAACTACTCCCTAATTTGCCGTGGCCTTTATGGCTAGAATGGCTTGCCCTAGGTGCCGGGCTATCGTGATTATGAATATAACGAATTTTGGCTTTTATGCAATAGCAAATAACAAAAAACGTCATATAAAAGCGAATAAATCACGTTTTTTATCTTTATCTGCCACGTTGGAATTTTGAAAATTTCAGCGCTAGGGATTGCCAAGCTGAAAAATCCGAGTCACATATTCGGCGAATCATGAAACACGCGCAAAAAAGAATCACGGTTGGCAAGCCATAGTTTCCGTGCTGACAATATTCCGCCTGGCATGATTTCACTTTCACAACGATTGCAGATTTGAAGCCGGTTTACTTCTGGCAACATTTGCCACGCCGATTTGTGACCGGGCAACGGAACGCCCGGCGATAGCCGCAACCAATGCCGCGCAACAATGCGACGTTGCCAGCAACACCAGCACGGCGACAGATTGATCTGGTACGCAATCAGTTGAAAATTCAGCGCGCAGCGCTGGGATGGAAAGCATTTCACGCCCGATGCGGCGCGCGCTGGTGACTGGTGGCGGTTGCGACAGTCAGGGCACAAGACAACGCTGCCAAGCGTGCCGGGCTTGCCTTGTGGCTTGCACCGTTGCCAGCGTGGCTATAACCGCCACCAGCGCGGCAACCAGCAACCGGGCGAGCTGACAATGCCAGCGCTTGCCAGCGTCGCAGCGATTGCCCGGCATGCCAGCAACTGGCAACCGTGGCCACGTCGTGCAGCTGGTGCAATTGGCCAAGCAGAACCTGCCAACGCCACCAGCAACACGCGCGCGCCTAGTGAAGCCTGCGCATGCCCCCCCGGGCAAGGTTCTTTCCGGCCCCCCCACCCGGCGCGGGGCGGACGCAGCGCGGGATATCAGCGTGTTTCGACATCGAAAAATGTCGTTTCCCGATTCCAGAAAGGATATGGGGCGGATATGATTGTTCTTGAGTTCAAAAGCAGGAATTTCCTGAGCTATCGGCAGATGGTGCGAAGCCTTGGAAACGAGAAATGGAAGGTTGAAGCTTTCCGCGCTGTTCAGGATGCCGGAAAGAAAGCTCGGACCAGAACCCAACGAGCTGTGACCAGGCAGATGGCACTGAAGCCCGGCAATTATCAAAGCTATGTGGTTGCGGGTACCGGAAGCTTCAGCAAGAGAAAGGATCTGTCATTTACGATGTTCGGTACCAGAAAGGGTACACGCATCGAAAACTACAAAGGCCTTCGTGCTCTGTCCTCGAAGGGCCGGGTAGCGAAGCGGTACAATGAAGGTCGATCGGGAGACAAGGGGCTGATCCTTTCAGAAGTTTGGAACAACCCGAGGGTCTTCAAGCGATCGTTCATGACGCCAAATGGTTACTTCGCACGGCTCCCCGGTAGCAATGACGACAATTCTGCAGAGCCGAAGCGTGGACCAGATGGCCGGTTCCAGAAAACAAGAGGTTCGAAGCGACGCAGCAGGCCACGTCGATTGTATGGTCCATCATTGAAAAAGGAATACGTTCAGGGCCCGGCCCTTGAAACATTCATGGACCTGGCGCCGATGTATCTTGAACAGAACATCAAAAAACGCGCAGCGCGCATCCTGAAATTCTGATGGTTTCGTCAAAGTCAGCACGAAAGCCGGCTGGAAAAAAACCAGCACGAGCCAAGCCGGCCACACCAGCCGAAGCAAACGACACCGAATGGACGCTGTCCAATAAGGAATTTGCCAGTCTCTGTGGGATAACCATCCGGCGGGTGAATATGCTGGTCAAAGAAGGGGTGCTACGAAAAACCGGCGGGAGCCGAATTCCTGCCGACCAGATGCTTCGTTTCATTGACTACCAAGTCAGCCTCGCGGTGTCGAAGGTTGCCAGAGAAGATGACCCTTTGGAGCTTGAACGGCTTCGCAAGATCAGGCTTCAGAACGATGAAACCGAAGGTAAACTCATACCTGTTGAGGAGGCTGTCGAAGCTGTCAGTGTGATTTTCGGACCGGTTCAGTCTGAGATTATGTCGATACCGTCGAGGGTGACGGACGATGTCGAGATCCGCAAGTCATTCGAAATTGAGGCAGACCAAGCATTTAACAGTCTTGCAGACCGTTTCAAAGAAGTCGGTACCGCTCTTCGATCTGGCCGAGATTTTATTTCGGAGACCGAAGAAGACGACGCCGTCGATCTGGGGAAGTAACAACCGGATCTATCCATCAACAACTGGTGTGCCGGGCCCCAGGAACCCGGGGTACACACCATACATGGTCCCGTTCGAAGACGCATACGAGAACCCGCAATACGAGGTTATCGTCATGGTCTGCGGGTCACAAATGGGAAAGACCGACGCGATCCTCGATATAATCGGTTTTCGAGTGGACACGCGCCCGCGGCCGCAATTGTACGTAGGACCGAGCAAGGATTTTGTAGAAGATCAATTCTCACCTCGCATCGGAGAATTGGTCAAACAATCAAAGACCCTTCAGCGGAAAGCTTCAACGCGCCGCACCAAGAAGACGTTGAAGTACGTCGCCGGCATTAAAATTCGGTTGGCTTGGGCAGGTTCGGCGACACAGCTTTCGTCCGACTCTTTCGGCGATGTCCACGTCGATGAATTGGATCGCATGACTGGGAACGTGAAGAATGAAGGCGATCCGCTGAAATTGGCGAAAGCTCGATCTTTCACATATCGAGACCGAAAAATTGTCGTCACGTCCACGCCACTGGTTGGCATTGTCGATTCCAAGTTGGATGAAGAAGCAAATTTGGAGTTCTGGAAAGTGGGTGACCCGGACGATATCCAGTCGCCTATATGGCAATTGTTCCAATCAGGAACGATGCATCACTGGGCATGGGGTTGTCCGCACTGCGCAGCGTATTTTATTCCGCGGTTCAAATTGCTGCGGTGGCCGGGCCACGGGAACAAGAAGAAAGCAGACCCAGCCGCTGCATATGATGAAGCGTATTTGGAGTGCCCCAACTGCGGCGGCGTGATTGAGGAAACTCACAAGAAGGAAATGAACCGAACGGGGGTGTTCGTCGCACCGGGCCAGTCTGTAACAGACGCCGGAATAGTTGTTGGTGATCCACCGAAGTCACGTTCAATGACCTTCTGGGTTTCAGGACTTGCAAGTCCGTTCATTACGTTTGGTGAAAGAGCTGCTGAGTATCTTGAAGCTGTCAATTCTGGGAAACAGTCTGAAATTCAGACGGTTATCAATACTGGGTTTGGCGAATTATTTGCCCCAGGCGGTGGCGATGTCCCTGAATGGACGGAAGTCGCACGGCGTCGGAGCACCCTCTACAGCAAAGGGGAGGTTCCCGAGGACGTTCAACTCCTGACGATGGCTGTGGACATTCAGAAGACCAGCATGTGGTGGACAATTAGAGGGTGGGGCCACCGGGCAACTTCATGGTTGATAGACGCCGGCCAGATCCGTGGTGAAACGATCTACGACGAAATTTGGCACACGCTCGAAGACATCATGTTCGATACATATGATGGAATGCCTATTCGATTATGCGTGATCGATACTGGGTTTCGGCCCGGCAAGATTGAGAAGATACCGGAAAACAAGGTCTATGAGTTTTGCCGTCGGTGGCCGCAACGAACATTGCCTACAAAAGGTTCGTCGACCCCGATGCGAAGGCCAATTTCGTCGAACCGGATTGATGTCAACATAAAAGGCAAGGTGATCAAAAACGGTCTCGAGCTTTTCCGGCTCGATACGGACTATCACAAAAGCTGGGTTCATGAGCGCGTCCGCTGGGATCCAGATCAACCAGGTGCATGGAACCTTCCGTCAGATATTGATGACGATTACTGCATGCAGATCGTTTCCGAGGCCCGGATAAAGAAACCCTCAGGCAGGGTCCAATGGGTTCAGCGCTCGAAGGACAACCATTACCTGGACTGTGAAGCGATGCAGGTTGCAGCAGGCTCAATGCTGAATGTGATCAGATTGCCCAACCCAGATGCACGACGGCCAGCGCCAGCGGTTCGAAAGAGGATGGGCCCTGAAGAAGGTTCAGATGTGCCGGCCACCCCGAAGAAGCGCAAGAAGCGCAAGCAGAGTTTTTTGAACAGTGAAGGCAGTATTTGGTAATGGATGACCTAACTCTCGACGAGAAAAAAGGGCTGCTGGCTGAGCTGAAGAAAGCCCGATATTCGGGTGCTAAAAGCGTCAAGTATCTGGACCGCCAGGTGGAATACAAATCCGACGCGGAGATGGTCAGCGCAATAAATGCCTTGACTGCTGAAATCAATGCCGCATCTGGCAAGCGACGCTCGAATGTCCGCTTGACCCAGTTCTCGTCAGGCTTCTGATTATGGGGGCCAACACACTTGACAAGTTGATTGGATACGTTGCGCCAAAGCTCGCACTCCAAAGGGTTGCGAGTAGGAAGCGCATGGAGATTCTGGAAAATCTCCGGGCGTATGATGGGGCGTCACGCAGTCGACGCGGTGGCAGTTGGACCACTACGAACAGTTCTGCCGACGCAGAAATTGCTGTTGCTGGTTCAACCTTGCGATCGCGAAGCCGCGACCTTGTGAGGAATAATCCTCATGCTGCCAAAGCAGTTTCAACATTTGCCGACCAGATTATTGGCAAAGGCATCATCCCGCGTGCCCAGACGGGCGATCCGGACCTCAATGAGCACATCAATAATCGGTTTAAAATTTTTTCAGAAGAGTGCGATCCAGAGAGGCTGCAGACGTTCTACGGACAGCAGTACCTGGCGGCTCGTGCGCTTGTCAGCGACGGTGAGATCCTGGCTCGCCGTCGCTGGCGGCGCGCGTCGGACAAACTATCAACGCCCACGCAGGTTCAGCTGATTGAGGCTGACTTGCTGGATGATCAGAAGCACGGAGAACGCGGGGCAAATACCATAATCAGCGGGGTCGAATTCAATCCGATTGGCCAGCGCCGTGGTTATTGGATGAAAGAGTCGCATCCGGGAGAGAACTTCGTAACGCAGAAGTTGCCCAATAGTAGCAAGTTCATCAGCAGTGATGATATTGCGCACCTATTCGAGAAACAACGCACGCAGACACGCGGTGTGCCTTGGTTGACGCCAGCCATGATGTCTTTGCGGGATTTGGATGAATATTCCCAGGCTGAAATCATCCGAAAAAAGATTGAGGCATGCGTTGTAGCGATCGTCGTTCCCGAAGAGGACTCGTATGCCGCACCGATCGACGGGCTCGATGACGGTTCCGATGCCTTGGGCATTTACGACAGCGATGGAAATGAATACGAGCGCTTTGAGCCGGGAATGATCGCCTATGCCCGTGGGGGCAGGGATGTAAAGTTCAACAATCCATCGGTCAGCGCAGGGTACGAACAATATTTCCGGACCCAAATGCGCAGGGTATCAGCCGGCATACGGATGCCCTACGAGATACTGACCGGTGATTTGAGCCAATTGAATTTTGCTGGTGGTCGCACCGGGATCATCGAGTATCGACGATTCATTCGGTCGATCCAGTGGCATGTGATGATCCCAATGTTTTGTCGCCCTGTTTGGCGGTGGTTCATTGAAGCAGAACGGCTGATGGGAGAAATCCCGACACAGGCTCATGTTGGCGTTGAGTGGTCGCCGCCAAAGTTCGAAGCAATCTCACCAATCGATGACATGAGAGCCGATTTGATTGCTGTCCGATCCGGCTTCAAGACGCTGCAGGAAGTCATCGCAGAGCATGGCCAGAATGCTGCAGAGGTCATGAAAGACATCAACGAAATGCACAAGATCACAGATGGCTTGGGCATAATTCTCGATTCAGATCCGCGGAAAGTCAGCCTGAATGGTGGGCTTCAGGATGTAGCTGGCGAGACGACACCAGAAGGGGGCGATGATGCCTGAAAATCAAGAGACAATTGCACTGGCAAGACGTCACTACGCTCCAGCAGAAGTGCGGGCGGATACGTTCAATGCTGAAGACAGAACCGTTGAGGTGATTTGGACAACCGAAGCCCCGGTACGTCGGTATTCATACAGCATGGGCGGTGAGTTTCTGGAGGTTCTTGTCGTCAAAGACGGCGCTGTCCGAATGGAGCGATTTGAGGCTGGTATGTCTGTGTTGGATACGCATGACAATTGGTCCATGGATCAAAGAATTGGAACTGTGGTGCCGGGGTCCGTTAGCTTCAAAGGCGGGAAAGCCTACGCAACCATCAAATTCTCCCGGAAGGCAAAGGCCGAGGATCTGTTTCAGGACCTGGTTGACGGGCACACGTTCCCAGTGAGCGTTGGATACAAAATCCATCAATACGAAAAAATCGAAGAAGAAAACTCTCTCCCAATCATGCGAGCCACCGACTGGGAGCCAATGGAGATTTCTGCCGTGCCAGTGCCGGCAGATTCTGGTGCTCACTCTCGTTCAGAAGGTGGCGAGACCGAGCACTATCAATGCATCGTTGTCAGGAGCGATGAGCCAGCCGCGGACGCGGTCAACACACAAGAGGAAGAGACTATGCCAAGAGAAAACCAGGCTGCGTCCGACAACAACGGACAACGCACTCAGGAAAACACGAACACACAGGCGAATGACGTCGCTCGTGCTGCAGAAGTAGCACGCGCTGCAGTCGAGCAGGCAGCCACGGAACAGGCCGCCGAACGAGCAAGAGCCGCAGAACAGGCTCGCTCCGAGGCTGAAGCTCAACAGCGTGCCGCACAAGAACGAGAGGCCGAGATTGCGGCAGCCAGACAGGATGAGCGCACACGCCTTACCGGCATTTCTGAAACTGGTCGGACACACGGGATGACCGATGAATTCATTGCACAGCATCAGAGAGATGGAACATCGATTGCTGATTTCCGTAATGCCGTTCTCGATGTTCTGGCCACTGAAGACGAGGGTACACGCACTGGCACAAACGTTGACACTCGTGGATGTCAGGACGAAACGGATACTCGCCGTTCTGCTGTCGAAACGGCATTGATGGCTCGATATGACCCTGCTAACCATACCGTCACGCCAGAAGCCCGGCAGTATATGGGTCTGGATCTGCTCAGCCTGGCACGGGAAGTCCTTCGTGACAGCGGCGAGAGTGTTCGGGGATTGTCATCTCATGCCTTGGCTGAGCGTGCCTTGCACGGTACCGGCGACTTCCCAATTATCTTGGGCAACGTTGCCAATACAGTTCTGCGGGCCGCGTATGAAGCCTATCCCAACACATTCCAGGCCTTCTGCCGTCGCACATCCGCGACGAATTTCAAGGCTATTCACAGTGCCCAATTGAGTGAAGCTCCGGCGCTGGAAAAAGTCAGTGAGAACGGGGAGTTCAAGCGTGGGACTCTGACCGAAGGGAAGGAGAGCTACAAGCTGGAAACCTTCGGGAAGGTCATCGGCATTACACGTCAGGCACTGATCAACGATGAACTTGGTGCTTTCACAAGAATTCCGGCCGCCTTCGGTGTGCAGGCGGCTATCTTGGAGGGAGATATTGTCTGGGGATTGCTCACGGATAATGTCGTGATGTCAGATGGTAATGCTCTTTTCCATTCGTCACATTCCAATCTTGGGTCTGCACTGATCCTCTCTGCTGATAACCTCTCGGCAGGTCGACATGCGATGCGCCTTCAGAAGGGCAGTGATGGCAGAACGAACCTGAATCTGCGCCCACAGTTCTTGATGGTCCCATCTGCTCTTGAATCAAAAGCTGAAAAAATTCTGACCGCCACGCCTTCAGATGACGAAACCAAGAATGTTCCTGGCAGCCTGAAATCCTTGGTCCCGATCGTCGAGCCTCGTCTTGATGCAGTTTCAAGCACAGCATGGATGCTCGCAGCAAGCCCATCCACTATCGACACGATCGAGTATGCGTATCTGTCTGGCGAAGAGGGCATTTACACAGAACAGCGGAATGGCTTCGATGTCGACGGCATCGAAATCAAGGTCCGCATGGACTTCGGCGCTGGCGCGATCGACTACAAGGGTTTCTACAAGAACCCTGGCGCAGCGCCTGAATAAAACGGAACAACCGCCTCGGGCCGATGGTCCGGGGCTTCTTTTTGGGCGCCTTAAAAAACAAGAGCGCCATATCTTATTTCCTTAGGAGATTGAGCATGAAAAATTTCATTCAACCCGGCAAAAATCTGACTTTCACAGCCCCATCTGGTGGGGTGACTGCCGGCAATTTGGTCGCTATGGGCGCCATCGTCGGGGTTGCTGACCGAACTGCTGTCGAAGGGGCAGAGTTTGTTCTTGTCGTCGAAGGCGTCTTCGAAGTCGCGAAGGCCACGAGCGAAGTTTGGTCCGTTGGTGATGTCGTATATCTCGACGAGTCCGAGAAAGAGGCAACGAAGACGTCAACGGACAATGTTGTTGCTGGTCATGCCGTCGCAGCGGCTGTCTCAGACGCAACTTCTGGCTTGGTTCGTATCAGCTTTTAACTGTTGACGCCTAAATGAATGCGGCTGCTTACGCAGCCCTAGCCTCAGGAGGCAAACATGAAAAAGAAACTGTATACGGTCACCAGGAATTGCTACGTCGGTAGAATTTTCTTCACAGCCGGCTACCAGGTCGCGTTGACAGATGAAGAAGCGGAAAGCGAATTGGAAGCTGGCAAGATCACATCTCTCGAAGCAGATGATGACAAGTCTGGCGGCACGGACACCTCTGGTGACGAGGAGACGAGCAACACAGCCCAAACTGGTGATGAAAATCCCGACACTCTGTCACCTGCTGAGAAGCGGGCAATCACCAGGGCCAGAAATAAGGCCATCAAGACCGCCAAAGAGACAATCGAAGCGGTCAATAACTTCCTCACCGGTGACGGCACCAATCTTTCAGATACTCAAACCGCAATGGTTACCGGTCCGTTAAAAGATCTGGAAGCATCCGTTGCTGGCAAGCCTGAAGACGTCAACACTGAAGACGTCGAATCCGCGTTGGCGGCATTGGATATTGCCAAAGCCAAGCTGACTGAAGAGCTCGAAGGCAATGGCGGTTGAGGTCTGACTGATGTCAGCTTTTGAAAAATTAGACCGGATGGTGAGTGTTACGCTGGATAGCGTCAATGCCATCCGGTTCATTCTGAAACCGAGAAAATCTGCCACACCAAACGGCCGCCCTCAGGCCGATGCAAGTCGCAATGAGATTGAGGGAAAGGGAATTTTTGACCGCAACTCGGTCAACCATGGAATTGAGCTTGGTGTACGAAAATCATATCGAGAAGCGAACGATTTGCGTGCGCTCCAGGTCGGTCGACACCCGATGCTGTCTGTTGATGTGAAGTATTTCCCAACCATAGCAGACTATCCAATGAAGGGAGACATTGTGGAGCTCCCAGACAAGTCAGATGTTCCGAAACTCGAAGTCACGACAGTGGAGCCTGATGGCTTGTCGCGTCTCGTAATCGTATTCGCACAACAAGGTTCGGATTGATGAGTTTAAACCGCATCGCACTCAGATGGGCTACTGTATCAGCGCTCTCAAACTTCAGCACTACACCCTATCCGACACTCGCTGGCCCGAACATTTTTGACAGTCAGATCGTACCGATATCGAACATGTCAGAAGACGCCATCTATCCGCTTTGCATTGTCTATACGGACTATGACCTGAACACCCTGCCATACAAATTCATGGCCCATAGCGATCGGAAAATGACGCTGACGTTCGAACTGCTCTGCACCATGCTGGACCAGGAAGGAAGCGATGACGAGGTCTATCAACTCCAATATCCGCAAACTGACAGTGATCTAGAATTCAACCTCGATCTGTTCGAGAAGCAGATATTCGACGCTCTTCATGTGGACAACCCTGCCGGTGATGCATGGCGCGGAATGGTAGCCAATGCTGAAAACTATATCAGCAGGCGCGGAGCATCGGTTGAAGGCGGCAAGAAGCTTGCGGTTCGTCAGATAACAATTGAATGCAGCGTCCCGCGCGATCCACTCGTGCCCGGCGTGCCAGACTATCTGAGCGAATTCCTAACCACGCTGGAGACCGAAGGGGAATATCAGGACCGTGTTCAAATCCTGAAGGCTGGATATGAACAGTTTGCAGGGCAAACCGATGCTGAAGCGGCTATTCGACAAATGGGGCTGACCAATGCCACCGCTGATACTTTGGCCTATGAGCGCGGCCCTGCCACTGTTTTTACACCACCAATTCAGTGGCAGAACGGAAATGGTTCTGGGTCTCTGTTGTGAGTGCAGACCTGATTTTCAGCCGGTTGATGCAGCGGATTGAGCACCTGGAAGCTCAGGTCAATCTGCTTCAGAGAAAACAGAACAACATATTTCGGGAAGGCCGCGTTACAGAAATCGACGCGCAAAGCGGTACCGCAGTTGTTGATGCACAAGGGATTGAAAGCGCCATGATACCATGGCTGCAACGATCGGGAGACATCCGAGATTGGGAGCCGCCAACCGTTGGCGAACGAATTATTTTGCTTTCGCCGACCGGCGATCCGGGGCGGGGCATGATTTTGCCTGGTGGATATTCTGACCAGTTTCCGCAACCCCATCAAAAGGCCGCGGAAGCTTTTCGAGTGGTCGGCGACACGTCGCGCAACCAAAAATCGTCGCAGTATCACATCACAACACCGCACCATTTGGTTGATTCACCGAGCGTTGACCTGGGCGGCAAAGGCGGCCCGGCTGTGGCGCGCGTAGGTGACTTCGTGGAAGTCCTTTACGGATCTTCAAAGGGCCTACACCCAATTGTAACCGGTTCTGAAATCGTCAGAGCCAAATAGGAGGCCAGCATGGCAAAGAGAAATTACGTGGCGGTTGGTAACGGCTCCCTTTTCGGCGAGCATCGAAGTGACGGCGATGTTTTTGAGGCAGATCCATCTGAAGTGAAGTTTCTGCTTCTGAGTGGTCGTGTAAAAGAACAGAAGTCACCAACTCGAAAGTCAAAACCCAAGGTCAGCGCAGCGCCTGACACCAAGGCTGACTGATCCCAATGACTTCGATTGGAATTGATCGCCACTCGGGCCAGCTTTTAGTAGGTTGGCCGCGAGTGGCCCATTCCATTGCCACCATAATCACGACCGCGATCGGGGAGCGCATTCAATTGCGTGACTACGGTTCAAATGTGAGCGAGTTGCAGGACAGACCGCAGAACCCAGAGACAATTCTGAGGCTATACCGGGAAACGGCTGAGGCGCTGGAGCCAAGAGAGAAGAACGGTGCGTGGTATGGCGAGCCCTGCTTTTTTCTCACACGCGTTCATGCGGATCTGTCGCTAATCTCAGAACCTTACATTGCTGTTGAAGGTATTCACTATCCGAATGGACACCTGGGTGACTTCACAGTTGCAGAAGACCGGTCAATTCGCGTTGTGACAACATAGTGGGAAATCATGGCTGAAACGTACCACATTCCAGAAGAACTTGCCCATTTGCCACCACCAGAGTTGGTGGAAGAATTGGATTATCAGGCACTCCTGCAACCGTTGATCCAAGATCTGGTGGCGAATTTTCGTGCTCGTGGTTTGTCGTACAATGCTGACAACATTGAGAGTGATGCAGGCCGCATTCAATGCGAGGTGATTGCAGCTGCAGATTTGGCAGTGCGTCAGCGCATTAATGAGAGCTATCGAGCCAACTTGCTGCCATACGCGATCGGCGGTGACATCGATATTCTTGGTTCATTCTATGACGTGGACCGTTTGAGTGGTGAGACGGACAAAGCCTACAAAGAGCGAATTATCCTGGCAATTCGTGGTCGTTCGCCGGGAGGCACTGTCCCGCGCTATCAATACATTGCACGATCGGCCAGTGTGAAAGTTGCTTCAGCGGTGATCTACAGGGACGGCCTCACGCCAACAATCTATGTGTCGATCTTTTCGACAGATAATGGCGGACAGGCTGATCAATCGTTGCTGGATACGGTGGACGCAGCCTTGCAGGCTGATGACAAACGCCTGGTCAATGATACGATCGTTGTCAATCCGGCGGTTCGTCGGACTATCAACGTCGAAGCCAGTGTTTGGTTACTTCCTGAAAGCTCCAACTCTGTATTGGACACCATGGAAGCTTCGATCAAAACAATCAATGAGGATAATGGTCGGCTTGGTTTCGATTTCACCAAAGCATGGGCGATATCAAAACTCATGGTTGAAGGCGTTCAGAACGTTGCTCTGATTGGAGCAGAGGATACTGTCATTCCCTTCAACGAAGCTTTTTCGATCGGTACGGTCACCCTCAACAACATGGGGCGTGAATACTGATGTCTTCAGCGGTCCTGCCATCCAATGCAACGGAATGGGAAAAAGCAGTTGCGGATACCGGTGCAACGCCACTGGCACGGCTCGAACAAATTGATGCTATTACTGGCACAAAAATTTCGCAGCCACCAGCCGATATGTTGCCATGGCTGGTCCACGAATATGGTCTGGGTGAGCTCACTCCATTTTTGACCAACCTCTATGATCTTATTCAAGAGGGGGTGAGGTGGCAAAGGATACGTGGCACGCACAAAGCTGTAGAAACGGCACTTGGCTGGCTGGACTACACGGCCGAGATTGAAGAAGAGCCCGTGCGCCGCCGGCGTTGGCACCTGTTCCAACTCGGTCTGGACCGACATCGGGATGAATACGCAGACCTTGATAAGATTGAAGGTGTGACAACCTTGTCAGTCCCTGCCAGGTCGCATTTCTGGCGTGGATACTCCTTCTATGACGTGCGGGCTGTCGAAGGCGACTATTCGAAGACCGATGACACCATATGGGATGATTGGTCGGGAGTTCGCATCAGGACTGGTGGAACAAAATGGAGCTTCGGGCGCCCACACGATATCCAGCACACGCTAACAGAAGAAGAGCTGACGCCCTTGGGTTTATGGTCAGATCCATTGTCGATTTCTAACACATGGGAGAGTGTCGAAGGGACGTGGGAGACAGAAGGGCTGACCTGGGACACGGCCTCGCCAACCCAGAGATTGATTTCCATCTATGGCGGCCTTGCTGCAAAGGGGGGCTATGTCCAGTTCAAGGATTCCGATGACAACGTTATCGGTTGCCGCCGGTTCAAAACAGCAAGTGGTATCAGGCAAAGCAGTTCCGGCGATATTGAGTTCGACGGCGACAAATACATCCGAAGTAAAGACGCACCGGAAATGTTCTATATCGAGGCGCTGACCGCGTTCGATCAGGCAAACGGGAAAACCGCCACAAAGGCGAGCATCGTTTTTGACGCCTATCCCACTGACATTACAAAGCCGGGCTTAGCCTGGGTGGGTCCGGGACAAATGTCCGGGGATCAAAACATCGTAGCGGCTGACAGCGCCGTTGACATTGAATTTGCAACAACAATCCGGGAACAAGTCCGGTTCTTTCTGACAGTTTAAAAGGCTGATTTATGGCTCACGAACATCCGTCCGGCGTGCCCGGCGCTCATGACCGCACGGCTGCATATCCAGAGTTTGATGAACTCATTTTCTCGGAAGGCCGGTTCAATCAAAGTGCTGAATTCAATGAGATTCAGTCTCAGTCGAGAAACAGAGACCGTCGCATTGGGAACATGACTGCTCAGAATGGCGACCGGGTCAGCGGATGCGAAGCCGTTGTCGACATAGATGCTGAAACCATCACGTTGACCGCTGGGCAGCTTTACATTGATGGCGATGTCCGAAGTGTCGGTGAAAAGGTCATTTCAGGGATTGCCGTCACTGGCAGTGTGGAAATTGGTGTTTGGTTGACTGAAGAAACCATCACGGCCTCAGATAATCCTGACCTTTATGGGTTGGCGGAAGGGTCACGGGCGGAAGGTGAAGAGGGCGCCGACCGTCTGGTCAAAACCATCACATGGGGCGAGAAGACCGACGAAGTTGCGGATGGAAAGTTCCACGCAGTCTATCGCATGACCAACGGCACCGTCATAGATCAAACGCCACCACCAACTCTTTCTGGAATCAGTCAGGCGATCGCAGTTTACGATCGCGACGTGAACGGCAATTACATTGTTCAAGGCATGAGGGTGACAGCTTTGGGCAAAAGCGGAAGCAACCAGATATTCTCGATGTCTGAAGGGATCGCAAACATTGTCGGCAACAAGCGCACCCGAAATGCAGCCTTGCGGTTTTCACAGGTGGAAGAATACGACGTCCTGCGCGTCATCCAAGAAAATCACACGTATGTCGACAACAATTCTGGAAGCTTCAAGATTGAGCTCAACCAATCGCCACTGGCAACCGTAGTTTCCGCAACTGTCACGAAGGAGGTCACTTCGGAAACAGTGATCAGGGCGACCGGCACAGATTTCGATAGTCTCGCCAATACGGGCATCACTGAGATTGTGAGCGTGGTCCAGGGCGGCACCACGTTCGTTGCTGACACAGATTATTCTAAGACCGGAGATCAGGTCGAATGGCTCGATGGCGGGTCATCCCCGGCGAGCAGTTCAAGCTATCAGGTTACGTATCGCTACACCTCTGCTGCAACTCCTGTCGCCTTCGACGACTATTCTGTGACACTGGAAGACGGCGTCGTTGGTGAGCCGGCCACGGTTACCTATGATTTCAAGCTCAACCGCACCGACATCATCTGTCTGGATGAACTGGGTGACCCGGTATATTTGAAGGGCATAAGCACCCGCGGCACGCCATATCCACCGCTTGCGCCGGAATATCTACTGAAGGTGTGCGAGGTTTCAAACACATGGGTAGGTCCACCGACTGTCAGCAACAATGGTACCCGCGCGCTCAATCAGGACAAATTGACCCGTATGCTTGAGGCCGTGATTGACAATATGAACCTCATTGGCATCGAGAGATTGCGGCGGGATATCGATGCTCGGGAGACATCGGCCAAAAAGGGACGGTTCGTCGATCCTTTCACATCCGATCGGTATAGGGACGCAGGCATAACGCAGAGTGCTGCTGTGTTCGAAGGGTCGTGCCAGCTTCCTGTCACTCCGTCTTTCTTCTGGGGTGGTCTCACAGCGCCGGTCACGCTGGACTTTACGGAAGAGATCATAATCTCCCAGCCGCTGGCTACTGGCTGTGTGAAGATCAACCCCTACGGCAACTTCGAACCATTGCCAGGGGAAATCACGCTGACACCCGCGCTCGACTTCTGGACCGAAGAGCAAACAGAGTGGGCTTCCCCCGTCACCCAACGGTTTGGCAGTGGCAACCAGACAAGAACAACTACATCTACGCAACAAATCGAAGATGACCGGGAAGAGCTGCTCGAGTTCCTTAGGCAAATCTCAGTCGATTTTGCCATAAAGGGCTTTGGTGATGGTGAAGTCATGGAGAGTTTCACATTTGATGGTGTGGACATTCTCCCGGATCCTGCGCCGACTGCAGACAGCAACGGAGAAATCACTGGATCATTCACCATCCCCGAAAACATCACGGCCGGCACAAAGTCGGTGATTGCAGTTGGGGCTGGTGGTACCGTGGCATCTGCTCAATTCAGTGGCCAGGGCATACTGCTCATTGACGTGTTCCGGAGAGTGACAACAGTCAGGAGGACGCAAGACGACAGACCGACCGCGACCCAAAATCTACTTGCGAGATTAAGAGCCAGAGACCCCCAGGCCCAAAGCTTCAATCTCGTTGAAGGCAGGCATATTGCTGGCGTAGATGTCAAATTTTGCGCAATTGGAGACAGGACAAACGGCGTCATCTGTGAAATCGTGACCGTCGAAAATGGCGATCCGACCCAAGATGTCGTGACACAGGCCTTCGTGCCGATGACCGACGTCGTACAAGATGAATGGACCGAGATACGTTTCGATCTTCCGGTTTATCTCCCCCCCAATCAAAATTTTGCTTTCGTCTTCAAGACCGATGATGCTGATCATTCAATTGCGATCGCCACACTTGGTGACTTCGACGAAGACGCTCAACAATTTGTAACTACACAGCCATATACGATCGGGGTTCGTTCATCTTCATCAAACGCTATCGCCTGGACGCACCACAATGATAGCGACCTGACCTTCAGGGTGGTCGCCGCCACGTTTGACCCCACTACAAAGGTGGTGAATCTGGGTGACCACGACGTGGTGAAGATGTCTGATATTCTGGTACATGCGGCTGCCGAAGTCCCGACAGGCGAGGCTCAGGTCTACTTTGAAATCGTTCGCGAAGACGGCACCACGATCTATACCGTGAATGCCTTCGAGCCGTTGGAATTGCCAGAGTACATCACTGAAACGGTTACGCTTCGGGCCGTCCTGAAAGGATCGGAGAAGGTTTCACCGGCTCTGTATCCGGATGTTGAATTTATTCCCGGGGAATTGCAGACAGAGGGCACCTATGTTGGGCGCGTAATGACCATGGGCAACCCAGTTCAGGTTTTCGTATGGCTGAAGACCAAACTGCCAGGGTCATCAACATTGGCCGTTGAAGTAGACAAAGCCGATGAAGACTGGACGACGGTACCACAAACGGCTGTTGAACCAATCGAGAACAATTGGATCGAAGCCACTCATTCCGTATCCGGTCATGCAGCAAATAGCGGCGGTCGTATCAAGCTGACTTTGACGGGATCACCGGACGCACGCCCATCCGTAGCGGATCTTCGTGCCGGCTCAATTTAAGGATCAGCCATGACGGTTACCGACACATCAACCAATCAGGGGTACAAAAAACCCCATGCCACAAACGAACTTGAAGTCGACGTTGCTCGACTGCGGGATGCGATTGACCAAATCGATGCGGACGTGAAGGCTGCTTTGGATGCGCTGGCATTGAAAGCTGCGTCGGTACACGCCCATGCAATCTCTGACGTGACTGGTCTGACAGCTGCGCTTGCTTCGAAACAAGACGCTGGAGGGACAATCAGCCTCGACGATTTGAGCGATGTTGAGGCATCAGCGGCCGCAACAAACCAATTCATGCGTAAGACCGTCGGTGGATGGCAACCAGTGACATTCACAGCATCAATGATCTACAGCGGCACCATTGCTGAGGCTCGGCTGCCAAGCAGGCTGTCAGATGAAAATCTATCGGAGCAGTTTGCAGATCAAAACGAAGCATTCGCTCTATCGTTAATTCTTCGGAGGTAGCATGCCAACTTATCCAGCTTTACGGAGCCAACTGGTCGGGACAACGGCTGTAAAAATCGGAGGCTATGATGTGCCTGAGAATGGCGCAACGCTTGTCGCCTTGATGATTTGCAACACGCTGTCCACTGAGGTTTCAGTGACCGTCTATACAAAGCTTTCGTCGACAACTACCCATATCGCCAAGGATTACCCAATTCTCCCCGGAAAACAGCTGATCCTCGACACCAGTGTGAACCTGGCATCAGGAGAGGGGATCTATGTTCAGTCTTCGGATGCCGCATCCCTTGACGTTCATGCAAGCTTGGTGGCGCACTGATGTTTTACACACTTGGCAATGTCGGGGAAGTGGTCAACCCACTTGGCTCGCAGACGATTTGGCTGCCTGGTGGCGCCTGGACGCCGGATGAAACGGATGGGCCGGAACAGATCACCCCTTCTGGGCACCTTGAATTTGATGAAGCTGTCCTTCAGTTTGTGACAACAGACATCTTTCTCCCAAAGTCCTGGGACGGCAAGGGCCTATCGGCATTCGTCACATGGAAGCACGCTTCGACAACGACAAACTTTGACGTTTCGTTTGGCATCCAAGCTGCGGCAAAAGCGGACGGTGAAGAATACAGTCAAACATTCGGGACAGCGCAAACACTGACTGATACCGGTGGACTGACAAACCGTACCTACTATAGCGGCATGTTCGACAACATAGTCCCGTCAAACTCACCAGAAGGCGGGAAGCTTCACGAGCTGAAGTTTTACAGAAATCCGGCTGCAGACAATCTCGCGGTGAAGGCGGTCGTGATCGGTGTAACGGTGCTCTACGACATCAACCGCGCCAAGGACAATTGATCATGGCTGAATTTGCACTGACCAAAGATGGATCAACGATAGACCGCATTCTCGAAGCCGATGAAAAACCGCCGATGTTTCAGTTAAAGCCCTGGCATTGGCTGGATGTTATCAGAGAAACTGGTGAAGTTGCATCGACAGAAATAGATTTGGAAGCAGGAGAGGTTACGATCACAGAGACCGAGCCGGCAGCGCCACCGCCCCGAAAGGTTGGAACCTTCATTGAGTTCATGGAGATTTTTACTCCTGCTGAGCAGTTAACAATCAAAGCTGCATCACAACAAAGTCCAGCGCTTGGGCTATGGTATGACAAGGCCATAGGGCGGACTGAAGTTGATCTGACAACAGCGGAGATGTCAGATGGGCTGGATGCGCTTGTATCGGCCGGACTGATCAACGCTGCCCGGAAAACTGAAATTCTGGATTGGGATTTCGATGCTTAGAGTTAACCACCTTGTTGGTTTTGGTTTGGTCGCAGTTGGTGCTAATGGCATCACATTGGTTGGTACAAGTACCGGCGGAGGCACTACGGCCCTGCCAGCAGGACTGCGCGAGGGCGATTACGTGATTGCGCAATGCGCGGCGGACAACAACGATATCAACAGCGTATCCGGGTGGACCACAATTCAGACGCGGCTATCTTCTGCACGCGGTGTTACAGTTGCCAAGTTTATGGGAGCATCCCCGGATACAAACATATCCGTTAACGCTGCACAATCTGTGTGCATCATGGCCTTTCGCGGTGTTGATCCCGATACTCCACAAGATGTTTCCCATACGTTCGATTCCTCTGGATCGAATGGCCAGCCAAACCCACCGGCAATTACTCCTGTCACCGATAACTGCGCAATCGTCATATCAGCGGCCCTAGATGATCGCACTGCTGGAGGCAGCATGGTCGCACCGGCGGGTTTTGAGGATGTTATATCGAGTTCTGACGGAAGCGAGGCGTCAGTCTCCATGATGGCATGGAAAATCCAAGAAACTGCAGCCTCTATCAATCCCGGCACATTTACAGGTGCCGCTAACGACGAATGGTGGGCGGTGACTCAGGCGCTCCGGCCCGCGTCGTAATACGAACTACCAGACTAAGGCAGTGCAATGAGATGCGCTGGTCGAACAAAATACCAGTCGGCCCGACTGTGAACCAACCCGTCTTTTCAGGCGGGTTTTTTATTGCCCGCAGATGATCTCGGGCTGCCCAACAAAGGAAACAGATTATGTCAGATATTTTTCTGCATGGCATCGAGACGATCGAAAAAACCGATGGTCCGCGACCAGTCCAAACAATCGACACCGGTATTATCGGTGCGGTCTGCACGGCTCCGCTCGCAGACGATTCACTTTGGCCGCTCAACAAACCGATTGCTATCCATGGATATAATGGAAGCACAGCTGGAATGGGCGCAACCGGCACAATGAAAGACACCGTCGAAAGCATCCTCGATCAGGCAACGCGTGCATCGCAAACGATCGTTATGGTTCGCGTCGAAGAAGACGAAGACGGTGATGCGCAGTACGCCAATCTGATCGGGAACCGCACCACGAAAACAGGCATGCATGCTTGGCGTGATGCGAAAGGCTTGCACAATCTGTTGCCAAAGCTATTGATCGCACCAGGGTTTACATCCGGTCGACCAACCAATGGGCTCGGGACCGTAACCATCTCTGATGGCGGATCTGGCTACACATCTGCACCCACGGTCACCATCACAGATGATGATGGCGTCGGGGGTGAAGCCGTCTGCACGATCAACTCGGATGGCGAAGTTGATGAAGTGATTATCACCAACCCCGGTAGCGGATACACGGCGGCAACGCTTGGCTTCTCCGGTGGCGGCGGTACCGGTGCGGCCGCGACAGTTGCCCTGGGAACGGTCAACAACCCCATCGTCTCTGAAATGCTGACCTTGGCCAATCGCTTCCGGGCCGGCGTTATCGCTGATGCATCCAACACGACGAGCTCTGACGCTGTTACTTGGCGTGCTGGATACGACACAGACCGAATGCTGATCTGTGATCCATACGTCAATGTCCAGCGGACCTCGGGCATTGTGGCCGAACCGGTTTCGGCGCGCATTGCCGGGCTGCAGGCACGGATCGATTACGATGAAGGATTCTGGGTGTCTCCATCAAATCATGTGGTGGAAGGCATTCTCGGACCATCGCGCGTCATTGAACATTCACTGAGCGATCCATCCGCCGAGTCCCAATACCTCAACAAAAACGACGTTGCGTGCGTTGTGCGATCGCCAAGTGGTGGCTTCAAGTTCTGGGGCAACAGAGTGCCGAGCAGCGACACTTTGAAGAAGTTTTGGTCAGTACGTCGGTCGCATGACACCATCATCGACAGTATCGAACTGGCCCATGAGCCATTCATTGACAAGCCATTCTCGGTCCAGGTGTTGGTCAACATTTCCGAAACCGTCAATGCGGCCCTGCGTCGTTGGGAAGCATTGGGTGCAACACTCGGTGGGAAGGTGTGGCTCGATCCGTCGCTTAACACGAAGGAAACCTGGGCGAGTGGACACCTCTATATCTCCTATGATGCAGAAGGTCCTGCGCCGCTGGAGCACATCACATTCATGTTCAACCGCAACACCGGATACTACAGCACGTTGGCGGCCAATGCAGTCCGAGAGATTGCACGGCAGTCCGGTCGATACATCACATAACTGAAATCAGATCCGCACGCCTGGTTAAACCCGGGCGTGTTCGGTTGCATGAAAAAGGAGAATGAACATGCGCCATATTCTGCAGGGGTTCACAATGTTCCTCAATGGGGCCGACTTCGGGATTGATACCGAAGAAATCACCCTGCCACATCCGGTCCTCAAATCTGAAGTCTATCAGGGCGGAGGAATGGTTCTTGAGGTGGATCAGCTCTTCTCGTCTGTCGAAGCCTTGGAAGTTCAGGTCAAGATGGCCGGCAAAAACCCGGACATCATGAAATTGATGGGCTTGGCTTCGGACAAGACAAGTCAGATTACCGTGCGCGGTGGCGTCCTGACAGAGGCAGCGGGGTCCATCATTCCGCATGTCGCCAACATTGAAGGGTCAATCGCGTCGGCAAGCAACGATGCGATGCAGCGAGGTCAGAAGTCAGGCTTCGAATTCGTCATCAAGAACATCAAATATTACCGATACGAAGTTGGTGATGAAATCATTCATGAAGTCCAGGCATGGCCGCCCAAACTTATTGTTGCAGGCGCCGACCAGATCGCAGGACTGAACAACGCATTGGGGTACTAGGATGACTGACCAGGAAATCATCAAAGCTGCGACTCCGGAGCAGATCGAGGTGGCAAACCGTATTGCTAGTGAAAGAATGGCAGAGGCTGAGAAGCCTGCTCCCAAGTTCATCGGCACGGAATCTCGATCTGCAACCGTCACCCTGAAATATCCTATGGAGTATGACGGGGTGATCTACAAAACGATTACGCTCAGTCGTATCTCGGGAGCACAGCTCCAAAACCTCAACAAACAGGATGGCGATCCGGCAATTGCACTGATGCATTTGTTGACCGGTGTTCCACACCGAGTTTTGGAAGCTCTGGACGCAGAAGATTTTGCCGAAATCAATGTGGTCGGCGCAGATTTTTTGCCCCGCCGCTTGATGGAGGCGGCAGAGCAGAACCAGAGCGATGGACAGGATACGCAGCAGACGTAGC